CATTGGGGGGGCAACGGAGGTGAGGGGGGTCAAAGCGCATCCAATTCATCGAACGATACTACAGGGTCAGGAGGAGGAGGTAAAGGTGCGAACGGGCAGATCCAAACATCTGGGTATTCGTATAACAGCGAACACGGTAGAGAACATCGAGGAGGTGGTGGAGGTGGGGAAGGATACGAGGGCAAAGGCAACGAAGGTCAAGGAGGTTCTGGATTAGTTCTCATTAGGCATGTGACTTAAATTAGAATAAAAGATTTATTCGTTATGTTGTGTAATTTGAAAATATTTAAAAATAAGTTAATTAATAAAAAATTATTAATGCCCAATTATTTTGCAGAAATCGATAGTTCGAACGTCGTTTTGCGTGTTATCGTATGCGACACTAAGGAATGGTGCGAAAATTCTCTGGGTGGAACGTGGGTTCAAACATATCGTGATGATTCCAGTAAAAATCCCGCAGGACTTGGTATGATATATCACGCTGATAAGGAAAACTTCTCTTCTACACAACCATACCCATCTTGGGTTTTAGATAATAATTGTGTTTGGCAACCTCCCACGCCTATGCCAGATTTAACAGAAGAAGAAATAGACGCCAATAAATACTATATTTGGGAAGAATCGTCAGGTTCGTGGATTATTGAAACTATTGAAGTTCCGCCATAAATCGCTTAAAATTTATCTTTTAAAATATTGGCAACTATTAAATTAACAAATGCCAGGCGGTGGTCTAATACAACTTGTCGCAAAAGGAGCTCAAGACATTTATTTAACAGGAAAACCGGAAATAACTTTTTTTAAAGCAGTTTACAGAAGACATACCAACTTTTCAATGGAAAGTATATCGCAGACACTATTAGGCGATGTTAATAATGATAAAACGGTGTCTTGTATTATAGGAAGAAATGGAGATCTAATATCCGGAATACAACTAGAATTCAAAACCGAATTGGAATCCATAACCGGCAACAAAACAGCAGCAACTCAACTAAATCTCATGGCTAGATATTACTATCAACAAGCAATAGACTACGTGGAACTTGAAATTGGAGGTAAAAAAATAGACAAACACTACGGTCACTGGATGGATATATGGTGGACTATAAGCAACGACCCAATGAGCAAAAGCAAGGGCTCCTTTTCTGACCAAGTAAATACCAGACCCCATTACATGCCTCTTATGTTTTGGTTTAACAGACATCCAGGTCTTGCTCTTCCAATTATAGCTTTACACAAGCACGAAGTTAAACTAAATATAAAATTCAACAGCGGCTCTACTAGTGGTACGTGGAGTACCGCAGACAATAAAGAGGGTTCGGTACGTGGAGCTTATAAAGGTATGAGTGATATTAGCGAGGCCAGAGTGTGGGTAGATTATATTTATTTGGATAAAGATGAAAGAGAAAGATTTATTAAAACGTCGAATGATTATCTAATAGATCAAGTTCAGTATTTAGAAAGTCCAATTAAATCGGAAACTGTAACTCCTACTAAAGCAAGTCTTAGTTTAAATTTTAAGCATCCCGTTAAGGAATTGATATGGGTAGTAAAAGATGAAGATGGTTATCCAACGTATGAACATGACAATATAAAGCTGTCTATTAACAATTCTGACCGGTTTTCTGAGAGATCTTCTGAGTATTTTACGGTATTACAGCCGTATTATTATCACACGGCTTTGATAGCTAGTGGTAATCAATATGGTATTCATGTATATTCTTTTGCTCTCAAGCCAGAGGAAATGCAGCCATCGGGTAGTTGTAATTTTAGTAGAATTCAAGATTCAAAATTATTAATAGGAACTTTAAATCCAAATCAGTCTCAAAATACTTGGAGTAACGGAGGAACAGGTTCGTGGTCTACCCCTGCTAAATCTGGAGGTATGATTCAAATTTACGCAATGAATTACAATATTCTTACGGTCAGAGACGGACTCGCGGGTCTACAATATTCTGATTAATTTATTTCATTTTTATTTATATTTTCATTTGTTATATGAATAAAACGCCAGAAAAAACCGAAGGCGGGTGGTACCACTTCGACGATTACCCCGAATTTAAACCAAATCTCAGCCCCCGTGAAGTATTTCTTATGGGCGCATTCGGAGGAACATACTGGAGACCCATCTTCAGCGGCATAACAAACAAATTTTACAAAAATCAACATAAAAAATACCCAGAATCCTGGTGGAACGGAATACCAGAAGAGCGTCTCACCAGTCATTTAGAACAATACAATACAACTATCAACTCTTACAAAAGAAAAGTTGGCGAATCGTTAGAATTCTGCGAAACAAACGGCTGGGCCACCCCGCAACATCCATACGGGTGGTTTCAATGGTACTGCGACTTTTTTTCTGGAGAACGCTCACAATACGACCTCAAAATGGTTCAAAGATGGGTTAGAAACGCAGGGCCTAGGGGTGGTACGAGAACGTGGCTTATCACTCTTATTAGGGATAATTCTGGGGATTATAAAGATGTCACTGTCGGTGTTAATTTAAGGCAATCGCTTTTAGAGTGGGGGTATCATCTTACGAATAAGGACTATGAAATGCGAATAAAAGAGTTGTAATGTAATATAAAAACAACTTCCTTTTAAAGGTAACTAAATACAAATATGAAGGAAGTGCGTTTATTTACGGCTAGTTGGTGTAAAAAATGTAAAGAATCTGATTTTTTGGAAGTTATGGAATCTGCCAAAAAACAAAATTCAGATTGGAATTTTACAACTTGGGATATAGACGAACTAGAGGACAAAGACGATTATGATGGAGAAATACCTACTAAAGTTCCTACAGTTCACATTGTTATAGAAGGTCAAAACGTTGAAATTTTAAATGGTAAAGAAGAAATTACGGGAAATATCGAAATGACCCTTACTGCCTATTGAGCGTTAAAATATACATTGCAGCTAATCTACTAGAATATTCTTGTTTTTTTTGTTTCTCTGAACCTTGCGTTCCTTTAAAAGCTAGACAATTTGGCCACGAATTTTCTATTGAACATATATATTTTACCAATGGATTATCTCCAGATGGTGATAAATACAACGCATTTTTGTATTTATCTCTTTCTTTTTTATTATTTTCAGCTGGGCATATAATCGGTATTCCTATTTTATTTATCAGTTTATCTGTTTCCTCTGCTAATGTTTTGTTCCCGTTATAATAACTTACTCCTACATAAATTGCGTCAAATGACTTATCTTCTTCAATATTATCAACAACATATCGCAACGCTTTATTTAAATTTTTATGGTTATTTATGCTTGTATACGGATCATCTAATTTATATTCTACTACGTTAGCAAATACAAGACTACCCACTCCTTTCAATATTGACAATATATCGTCTGCGTGTTCTATGTATTCACGTGAAGCTTCTTTTTTAGTGAAATTTATGCTTTTGTATTCGGTATTGCTTGTTACGGAATCAATTACGAGAACATTCATTTGGCTTTACTTGCTTTAAAAAGCAAGGTATCTTTATAATTTTTATACTCTAAAGTTATTAGAAGCTACCACCCAATCTTTATCATTTTCTTTTTTGCTTGTCTCATATATAATATCCCCGCATTCCGTTATTTTTACGGTGAACTTCCAATTACAAAAACTGTCAAAGTTTGTTTCTTCAACAACGCACTCTCTCATGTGCCTATTTTCCATAAGAAAATCAACACCAGCTTCCCAGTGATGCTCCGCTATGGACCTTACCAGAGGAAGTGGATATGATAGTTTGCCGTCCATTGTAATATTATTTATTGTTGGGTTATTTTTTTAGTGTAAAATGGCCCTGGTATTTTTTACACCAAACCCCCTCTTAGCCTCAAAACAAGGTGAAGTGTCGACTCTTTTTGTATATTGTAATCAGAGAGACTTCTGCCATCTTCAAGCTGCTTACCAGCAAATATCAGTCTCTGCTGATCGGGGGGAATTCCTTCTTTGTCTTGTATCTTTTGTTTAACGTTGTCTATTGTATCGGACGGTTCAACGTCAAGGGTTATAGTCTTGCCGGTCAATGTCTTAACGAATATTTGCATTATTAATAATAGCTCGATAAATTTTTATTACTCTTTACATAATCTAAAAAAAATACCGAGAATAATTGGTTTAGAGTTTTAACGGTGTTTAGTGTATCTGATACAAACATGGCTTTGTTCGAAACTTCCATCGAGATAGACTGGGAAATTGCCGATGCTAAACTATGTAATGAAGTCGACGGACCCGTGATAAAACAAATAAAAGAACCTAAAATCGTGGCCGCACTTAAAAAGTGGATTATTTCCAACTGGAAAAACGTTAAGGACCCTAATAACTTTCCAGGCCCACAGCCCGTTTCTCTTGAACGGAAAAATATTACTAAATTAACCCGTTTTCCATACGCTGTTTGTGAAAAGACAGACGGTATGCGGTATCTATTGGTAGCATTGCGTATAAACGATGTTAATCTAACAGTACTGGTTGATCGCTCGTTTAGAATTTACAATGTCACGGGTTCTTGGTCTTGTATAGCTGTGTTCGAGGGAACCATGTTGGATGGTGAAGTTGTAAAGGAAAACGACGGAACTTACACTTATTATCCGCACGATTGTATTATGCGGGATGGAGTCTCTTATGGAAATGAACATTTCTGGGATAGATATCACCATTCAAAGGAAGTGTGCGTTCTTTGGAGGAGGATTTTTAGCACCAAATCCATAGAGGGAGTTTTGGAATTAAAATTCAAAAATATGTTCAAGTTTGAGAATTTACACCAGTTGCTAGCTGAGTGCGAGTCAGCGGGACATCCCACTGATGGGTTGGTATTTACACCAATAAGGCTACCCGTTCAAAGTGGCACCCAGCATAGCCTTATAAAGTGGAAGCATCCCGATAAGCATACGTTTGACCTTGAAATTGAAAGGAAGGGGCAAAGATATGAGATGTATTTGTTTGATAATATGAGTTTGTTTAAATATAAGACGCTGAATAAGAGAACGCCCATTGGAAAGAGGTTTGCTGATAAATTTGATAGTTTATTGATTGATAAAGGGATGGAGGACATGTCTGTAAGTGATTGTAAGAATCCTAAAGTAGGCGCTCGGCAAATAGTTGAATGTTTATTGCATGACGGGGAATATATTCCTATAAAATTGCGAACAGATAAGGTAAGGCCGAATAGTCTACGTACGGTGGAAAAAACTATGGTGAATATTCAGGAAAATATACAAATACGTGAACTCTTAGATATTTCTAAACAGAGAGATTCTACTCAAAAATAATGTATGTTAATAATAACAATTATGAAGACACTTTCTAAAAGCTTGGCATTAATATTGGTCGTGTGTATATTTGCCTTGTTTTATTGTATGCAAACGCCAATTATAAAAGAACCATTTTCCACAAAAGAACTCGAAGATTCATGTAATGGTAATGGTGTAAATTCATTGACAGAACGAGACACATATCCCGTATTAGACGAAGACGAGGATTTCACAGTATCACCTCAGAATATCACATCAGAAAATACAATATTATTAGGCCCCAAAATTTTGATATAATTAAAATAAAAAACTGACGCAGTCACAATAAAACCGTATCAGTTTTTTATTTGATAATTCGTTTATTTCAGTTATTTCAGTTATTTACTTAAAATGGGTAAGGTCCAGTCGCCAATGTGCTAGGGCGGCCGTGGCTCATACCGAAACGAGTCTTACGGACAACTTTAGGGCGACGAGTTACCTTCTTTCCAGCGGAGGCCTTGCGGACAGTCTTGGCGGCAGTCTTAGCGGGGGTCTTGCGGACAGTCTTGCGGGCAGCCTTGCGCTTTTTACCGAAAGCAGCGGACTTAGGAGCCACAATCGCACTTCCGTTAGCAGCACCGAGGGGGAATGGACCGAAAGTCGCTGGCAAGCAAGTAGCGTTAACGTATCCAAAACGTGTCTTGCGGGCAACTTTAGGGCGGCGAGTTACCTTCTTTCCAGCGGAGGCCTTGCGGACAGTCTTGCGGGCAGTCTTGGGGGCAGCCTTGCGCTTTTTACCGAAAGCAGCGGGAGAACCAGAAGAGGCGGCAGGGGCAGCAGAGGCGGCAGGGGCAGCAGGGGCAGCGGGGGCGGCAGGGGCGGCAGGGGCAGCGGGTTTGGTGCTACCACCAGCACTGGTTAGAGGGAAGGGGCCCATAAGACCAGTTACACACTTTGAGCTAGGTCCGACGTAACCAAAAAGATTACGGCGAGGGCTGGTAACTTTGCGGACGGGTTTGCCGAGGTACATTCTGCGGGTCTTGCCGTTGATTACCTTTTTGTAGTATTTGGCACCGGCTTTGCTCTTGTAAACAGTTCTGAGTTTACCGCCGATAAGTTTTTGTCCGAGTTTGGTGGATGATTTGCGAGAAACTTTTTTGCCGACTGAAGATTTTTTGACGATCTTCTTGGGGGCGGTTGGTTTGCGTACTACCTTGTTTCCGGCAGCGGATTTGCGTACTACCTTTTTAGTTTTGGGGGTGGTAGTTTTCTTTGTGGAAGAAGCGGCACGGCGCTTTTTGGGGAGACCGAATAGTTGGCGGAATTCTGAACGAGTAAGCATGTTTGTTAATTGTTAATAAAAGCTTCGATTTTTTTTTAATGTGGATTTTTGGAAAATGCGTTAAGAATTATATTTTGTTCTGGCTGCTTTAATTTTTTTGATAGTTGACGATATTGTTTGTTTTTTCCAACTCCTTTTATCGAGAAATTCTGTTAATTGCCTTTCCTTTAAATTATCAAGTGCTATTGTATTTTGGGAACAAAATTCTTCAATTCCATTGTAATTATTCTTAAAAATCATCCGAGCCCTTGGGTATTTTATCAAAAAATCTTTATATTCAGTAGACTCTTTATTTATAATTGACGGGTTGCTTTCTATCCATTTTTCTATGCTTTTATGTTTTATAATTGCATTATACGCACCAACACTGCCAACTTTTGGTATTGTACCGCAATAATCACACCCAGACAATATGGCAAAATCAATAAATTCATCCATAGACATTTTGAATCCTTGAAGAATACTATCCAAAAATATATGTTGAACCCGACCCTTCCTTGAAGTTCGAATTACAGACGTTGCTCCAAAAACAAACGCATCTGTATCGTCACTTACAACATGATCTACTATTCCTCTTTTTTGCATTGTTGCGCATATATGTTCGGCTTCACCCTCCAATCCAAATTCGCCTGGGTCAAAATACAGTACTCCTAGAAAATTTAGTATCGAACGAACATCATCAAAATGTTCTTTTTTAACATAAACTAAATTTTGCCGCAGAATTGTTATTTGATTCTCTATCTCGGTTTTATTTTCTTCCTCATTCATTTCTTCTAGCTTTTTCTCCAGTGTTACTATCTGTTGTTCTGTCCGCTGCCTTATTTCTTTTCTCTCGTTTAATACCTCGCTCTTTTCTTTGGGGGGCTTACCGTCAAATATAAAAATTGGAAGTGTTTTGGAGTTCAAATAAAAAACAACTCTGTTTATAAATCCAACAATGTGTATATCTTTGCCTGTCTTTAGGCTTGCGTGTATATATTTGTACAATAAAATCGTTGTATCAATTGCGACTATTGTTGTATTTTTGCCTACAGGTCTTGGTAGTTCTTCTAGAGTTATACAATTCTCGTGAATTTCCTGGGAACAATATTTTTTAACGTTATTCATGAAATTTTTAATACCCATGCTGGATTTTAGATATTTATCACAAGTGTTATTTCTTTGAGTTAATTATCATCGTCGCTAAAACAACACGGTTCCCGTGCTAACGTAACCTTTTTTTCTGAACGTTTTTGTTTTTCTTCGGTCCACGCATATTTTGAGTACTCTGGGTGGTTTTCAATTCCCACATTTCTATAATGCAAAACCAGATCCCAGAATTCCTTCAATTTTGGCACATTCGCTTTTAGCCATTCGTCGTTTCTTTCAAAATGGACCACATTCAACTCTATATTATCTATAGACCTCGCTGGTTTATACTCTATAAAATCACCCTTCTTTAAATTACAAATATACATATTCAGCTGAACTTGAGGATAATATTGTTCTGGACAATGCCCAAACACTATTTTTCGCCTATATGGACATTTCACCTCCAATAAAACTGGATCACACGTATAAGGCTCCTCGCAGGAAACCGCTATCCCATCAGGACTTCCAGCTAAAACCTCGGACCCTGGTATTAAAAGATCTCCTTCGTTGCGTTTTACTTCTGTAAACGGAATTAGACCGAATTCGTTCTGCTTCATACCAAAAGCATTACAATACATTTCTACTGCTTCATCTTCGTATTTTTCGCCGTATCTGGTTGCAACATTTCCCGTAAATGGTTTTCCTGCTCCGCACTTTGAGAACAATAATTCTACAGGTTTTTGGTAATGGTTGAGACCAAGCGCCGTTCCTGCGTCCGAGCTCGTCAGATATTGTTTTCTTTGTTGTAGCCACGCTTGGCTTTTTTGTTCGGTTTGTGGTATTTTTTCTAGTAGTTCTATTTGGGGGTGTTTTTGCATTTTTGGCTTAATTGGGTATATTTTTTATTTTTAAATAAACATTTAAAGATTAATCTCTAATTATATTGATGGTAAAGGCTGTGTACACAGTATCTGTTTGCGGATAAATAGGCGCAAACAACCGTTTAACGACGGCTACAACCTATTTATTTGTTCAATTGGCTACAATCTATTTAAAATTATTCTATTATAAATAGATTATGACCACGTCCATTCACTATACAAATACTAGAAACGTTAATACTACATACAACTTAATCGAAACCCGCCACCCTCTTACCAAATATTTGGAAACCAGAGACTTTGCGCCTAGAGATAGGCCGCCATCTTTGGCTGGAAGATTTATACCCAGGGAAATTGGTAATACGTTTTGGGGTAGGATTAGAGCTTTTGACCACAAATCCGTAAAAAGAATGCTTCTAAAGGAACCCTTATTAATTAAAGCTAAATGGCAAGATTTGACTCCCATTACTTGTTTGCTTTCATTACCAAATAGAATTATTAGGACTGATCTAGCAGATATGTATTGGGAAAACCACGCTAAACGCTTAATTAAGATGTTACGAATTTTGTGTAATAATGGGGCTGAAATTAATTCAGAAGTTTTATTGCCTTATATCGAGCGTTATCATTTTCATAATGAATTATTTGCTGTGAGAGTTTTTAATTTGCTTCTTCATAGGGGGTTAAATACCGATAAATACCGCCTTCTAGACGAAAATGAGATTCAGTATTTAGAAACTGTTAAGCACGCACGCCAAGAAACGTATGTTTTTTGGGGGAGAAAGGTTATCAGTGATAATATTAGATTGTCTTGTAGAAAATTGTTGCACGTTTATTTGAGGGATACTTCGTTAAAACCTCAACTTAATATAGATGTAATAGGATATATAACTTCTTTTATTTAATTGTATTAAAAAAAGATACATTATCTTATAATGCTCGAACAACATCTAGTAAATACACTTGTTTTAAGCAATAAATTACATTGTAATAATTCACAACACTCTATAAGGTGTTTTGTCTGTTTATTTAATAGCCTCATCATGGCCAATCAAGTTAAAGAACGCCAACAATTATACGAGATGTTTATGATGATTTATTTCATGTTGTTTTTTTATTTTAATAATCTCGTTTTATTGTAAATGGATTTAGAACCTAAATTTTTACCAATTTCACCGCAACATCTCCCGCCTTTAATACCACCACCTGTCCCAAGCAACCTTAATTTTGAAGAAACAGTAGACCATTTGATAGTTCTTCTGTTAAATAACAAAAAAAAGATATCAGCCAGGTCCATTGAATATATTAAAACTATTCTTGAAACAGATATATTTAGATTTGAAACATGTTACATCAATAAATGCAACGACCATTTGTTAGTAGATAATCTTTCCAACGTTTCTCAGTAAAAAACTTCATGTCAAATATCTTAACCCACTTCTTTACTTCCTCTTTTGTAAGATCCCTTTCTAATCCATCGTAGAAAGGTATGTTATATGATTTAATTGTTATATTGTTGTTATTTCTATGGTGTATCGATGCTTTACAGAATACATTCCCGTGTTTTACAATGGTTCTCGTTATAAACGGCTTTTTTTTCCAATAATTCATAAAAAAACTCGTTATTGCTTCGTCCGGGTTCTTTATTTCCGTTACCATGTACTCCCAACTCATTTCAGGCTGCTCGGCTCTTAAATTATCAGTATGTTTTGTTATTATCTCCCAGCCAACATAACTAGAACAATTTACAACAAAGGTATTTTTCTTTATTTTTTGATACTTGTTTAACTCCAAATCTTTTTCTAGAACGCTCAATCTTGTATAAAAATCCTCGGCATTGTTTTCTGTATTTGAGCTGTATATATTCGACATTTTAAACATCCCTGGGATAGACCACTTTCTTAAGTTAACTTTTATTGGTTTGAGAAAATAAAATGCTGGATCTGCTATGTAAAATACCCACGGTTTTGCCCCTGGTATTAACAATGCCACGTGGCTTATTTCTAAATATCCGGGTTTTTTAAAAATATCTGGAATTGTTGCTGGTATAAGATAGCTTTTTGCAGAGTATTTGTTTTTTAGTCTTTTCTTTAATGCGTAACTTAGTCCAATACAGTTTCCAGTATTGGTTTTATTTATTATTTGTTTTGATGTTTGTCTTTTTTTGTTGGGTTTTCTACAATAAGAATATGTAGAAAATGCTAAATTATCGTGGCACCACATCAATTCTTTTTTTATTTCTCTGGCTCCTATTTTATTATCCGTTTTGAACAGTTTTTTGGTCAAGTTTTGGGTTTTTAGCTTTTTATATTCCATTTACCATTATAAAATAATTTAAATCTCACCATTTTTATAATTGAATATCTTGGCTATTTCTCCACTTTATCCGTTTTATACATGAGATTTAACACCTTTTCTCAAGATTATATTCCCAAAACTAATTTTACACATTCAAAGATTTATAAATATGTTATATTAGAAATATGTTACAATTCTTTCGACGCTGTTTTTGCTTCTTTTCAACCAAAAATGATACAATACCCCTTCTAAAAGATACCGTACCTTGGACCCCTCCCATTAAAGAAGGCTTTGTTATTAAAGTTTACGACGCTGATACTATTACCATTGCTTCTAAATTGCCTTATAATAACTCGCCCATCTACAGGTGGTCTGTCAGGATAAAAGGCATAGATGCGCCCGAATTGAAATCTAAGAATAGTAAATTAGCGGAACTCGCTTTACAAGGTAAAGAAGAACTTTCTGAAAATATACTGGGTAAAAAGGTTTTTATTAAAAATATAGCCACTGAAAAATACGGCCGCATACTTGCTGACGTATTTTTAAATGATATTAATATTGGCGATTGGTTAATCGATCAAAAATATGCTTATCAATATGATGGTAAGACAAAATTAACGGAATCTGAACAATGTGATTTATTGATTTATAATATATAATATCTTAACATTTATCTTCTATCGATTTGTTTGTAAGCTTTTTTTTAAGAACCTAAAATATTTTATTTTGTACTAATAATAATGAGAATATTCCCATTTTTATTTTTATTTGGTGCAATGGGGTTAAATATGCCTCTTAAAAAGAACATTATTAAAAACATCGAATACAAAAATTATATGCCACCAAAACTTTTGGCAAAAAACAACGATGACCACGAAGAAAACGAACCATTCCCAGATCCCGTAGAAATGTACGCTTCATTTGTCGGGTTTGAAAAAGAAGAAAAGTGGAAATCAGTACGATATACAGCCTACTACTTTGCTGCGTTTAGTTTATTGGGAGATCTACTAAATAAAATTCAGCAAGATATGAATAATCCATTTAATTAAACAGTAATAAAAAAAAGTTTTTTAAAATAAAATTATGTACAATCCTCTACCGGATATTGTTACTATTAAAAACTCAAATATAAATGGTTTGGGACTATTTTCTACAAAAACAATACCAGAAAATACAGTATTAGGAATTTCCCATGTCAAAAATGATAATTATCAACATGGCCTTATTAGAACGCCGTTGGGTGGTTTTTTAAATCACGACGGTGAAAATCCAAATTGTATTAGAGAAGACAAAGGACCCCATTTTGAAATTAGAACTTTAAGACGAATAAAATCAAATGAAGAATTAACACTTAGATACAGCTTGTATACACCTTAGATACAGCTTGTATACACCTTAGATACTGCCTTTAAAATCTATCGGATAGTACTCGTCATTATTAATTCTTAAAAGTACATTCCAATTGAGAGAACTATCTTTACGTATAAATAAATTATCACTTAAATACAACGCATTGAATGATTCATTTTTGAATGGGTTGTATATTTCTATTTTATCTGACGAAACACGTTCTTGTCGTGTTGTGTTAATGATATCTATTCTAATAGCGGAATTGTTGATGGCTCGAAAAGTTCCGGTTGCTGTTATTAAAGAACCATTGGATTTTTTTGTTATTTCTTTTGTCAAATGTTCGGTATATTCTTCTATTAATACGTCATTACCGAAGTTGTGTTTGAGGTTGAGCCATTTTGTATTTTTAATCAATGAGATAAAATCTGAATTTGAGTTATTGTAGTATAATAGTTGGTTTGCTATTCTATTTATTTCGAAAACGTTTGAAGCTGTTTGTATTTCGGATTCTAGTATTTCGGCTTTTTTTTTGTTCATGACGCTTCGTAATTCTGTTGGGCATTCTTCGAGGCCGCAGTTGCCATTTACACATCTTTTCATCATATCCCAACCGTCGTTAATTAGCCCTTTTCTAAGAAGAAATTTATCGCTTAGATACATTATTTTGAATTTATGTTCTTTGAAGGGCATTTTAGACACAGGTATTTCGGGGCTATCTTTTGTGGGTTTTAGTTTTCCGGTTAAATTTCCAACTAAAAATATGTTACTTGATAATTTTTTCAAAAACCCCGAAGATTTGAATATCGTTCCGTTTTTCAAAATTGTAATTTCAGACGCAGTATCTTGATCAAATACGTCAATAACCCGTGTTCCCTTAAAAAGATGAGGCGAATTGAAAGCTATCCATTCCGTATTTTGCAAATGCGGATTAAAATCTACACTCGAATTGTAAACTAACAACTTTTCTGCTATAATTGCCATGGCATCTTTATCCGTTTCTCCTTCTAATTTTTCTTCCAAATACTCTGCCGTTTCATACTTCTTATTCCAACCGGCATAAATCGTATCTAACGGCAACGTAAATTTAAAAGCATGCTTCTCTTTATCCTTATCACTTGCCATTTTTGAAAGCTGTTTCCCGTCTTCTTCTATTGCTACTTTTTTTGCCATTCTTTCTAGTATGGCCCTTCCAATAGGACCACTTGGCACAAAGTTACTCGATGCCGTGACAAACCACTTTGTTTTTTCTGCTGTTATCGCTCTCATTGCTGCGTGGATTACCATGAATTTGTCGTCTTTTCCATTTACAATATTATACGTAGTTGACGGTTCACAGTATACATGGGAGTTTTTAGTTTCCCCGCCAGTATACTGCGCATAAACGTCATTAGAACCGTATAAAAAGTTACCTTCGAGTTCGCCTTTAGTATTCCATCTTTCTGCTATTAAGTCGGGTTCTCCTGCGTAGTTGCCGAATGTATTTTTGTGAACCCATGCGGCGTGGTGGAAATCCATGCTATTTTTGAAACAGTCGCTGAAGCTGGCATCTATGTCGATAGAGAATCGGGTGATGGGTATTTTATTGTTAATGCTTTCTTCTAGTTTTTCGCAGAACGGGATATTATTTTTGTCTTCGTTTTTATCGTATGCCCACCATAATATTCCTTGTTTTAATACACATTTACCTTGTACTTTTTTGGTTTTTTCATTAAAAGATTGATCATATGGACCTATTTTTAACCCGTGGTACGAACATTTTATACAATCATCTTCTATCGTTCCTTCACTTAGTAAAGCACCTTGATGCGGGCACACATCTGGGCGCATATGGTATTCATTTTTGCCTTTCCATAACACATAATTTATATCAACAAATTCTATTTTTTTAGGCTGTGTATTAGATAACATATGTTCAAAACTCAAGGGGTGCCAACCTTTTGTGTAAGAAGTAGGTACGGGAAATATTATGGACGTAGTTTTATCTAAAAGCAGGGCTAATTTCAATAAAACGTTCATATTTATATAATTGTAGATATTTTTTTATGATATAGGCTGTCTTTCTAAAGAATCAATATATTTGTTATATTTTACTGGTGCTTGGATGTCTGTATTAAATCCAGTGTTTTGGCTACACAGTCCTGGCTCGATGGCGTATATGTTTACTTTATTTGACATTTCGCTTAAGTAACTGTCTATTTGCTGCGAAATCGGAAATAGTGTCCCGCTTTTGAATATTTTTTCTACTGCTGTTTTCTTTATCAAATATGCGTGCGTTAACCAAAATCTCGAAACTTTATGAAATCCCTTTCTTGTTTCCAATTCTTTACAACTATGACACATAACTCCCAATAACATTATATCCCAATCTGGCGGTGCCCTCTTCATCTTAGCATCTAATTTACTCTGTATGTCTTTCGGTATTGTCGTATCATCTTCAAATATAAGAGCTATTTCAACATCATCTTTTAATATTTGTTCCCACACATTAATATGGCTTAAATAGCAACCTATTCCACCTTTTGTTAATTGGTAGTGTTTTTCTCTGTATCCTTTATCAAGATAATCGTATATTTCAGATCGTGCTTTGTCTGTCAATAAATTTTCTTCTTCTAGCACTATCTTTGAACCGTCGACTGCGCTAATTCTTTTGAAATCTGCTACTATATCGCAATTATTGTACGCTTTTTCGAAATGTTCCAAGCGGTCGGTTCGTTTTTCGAGATTTATTAGATATACTGCATCTTGTGTGGCAGGTCTTTTCATTAATTGCGAAGAATATGATCTTTTTGTTTGTGTTGAAAAAGTTGTGTTTGAGAATTTCTCTTTTTTTGTTATATCATTTAGGATGTCTGGTATTATAACTCTCACCAGATAGTGTGTTCCTAAAATAGCTAAACACCATACGAATATTGAAGATGTATCAGTTTTAGACATATTTATTTTTAGGCTATATTTTATTTTTTGCCATATAGTTTACAATTGCGTAATTTAGGAAGGTGTCATAATCTTCAATATTCCACCAGCATTTATTTTTAATTTTTTGTGTTATGGTATATCCAGCATTCCTCGAATATTCTATGTTTTTATTAAATGACACCTTTTTTGTATGGTCACAACTTACTACTAAACTGTAACAATTCATAAACTCCACATAATCATCAGAGTTCCACCAGCAAATATTTATTATATCAGGCGTTAAGTAATATTTTGGTATGTTTGATTGATAAACAACTTTGTTAAAAGAAACTCTGCTTCTCATCTTATTCCTAAATACCAAAATATTATAATATATACAATTCATTTCGTTGCTTTATTATAATAAATGATTTTATTAACCCTTTTTCACCCAACTTCCGCTTTAAATCTAAAACCATCATCTTCCACCCTACAATCTTGGGTTGACCTTACACGGCCTCACAATATTCCCGCCTCCATGGTTTTTTCCGTTAGTGGAGCTCTTACTACCAACCCCCTCGATTTTAACCCCTTTTCCGCTTTTGAAACCGCAGCAATCGTAGCATCTGTTACTACTGCTTCTGTTGTTGTTAATAATTATTACGATGCTCAGATAGAAAATGACGGCGATGAAAATCCTATAACTACGGGGTCTATTTCTTTAACCCAAGCCAAAAATTTGTTTTTGCAACTTTATCTTTTTGCGTTCATCTCGTCGTGTGCGGTATTTAACGCATATGAACCTATATCTATCGTTTTATTCTCGATTTTTACCACTTGTATTTACAGCAAATACCTCAAACCTCACGTTTTTATTAAAAATATAGCCGTGGCGTCTGTTACATCTTTAGCTCCTTATTTGGGTTTTATTACAAGCACTGATAACGCCGTATTTACATACCAGAGTTCTATTGTCGGTCTTTGTGCCGCAACATTTTTCGGAATTTTTAGTCGAGAAATACTTATGGACATCACAGATATAGAAGATGATACCAAAACTGGTTCTGTTCTTACAATTCCCGTTACATACGGAATAGATAAAGCTGTTGTTATTTCTGGGTTTTCTGCTTTTATGGTGTGTTGTATTTGTTATACTTATTCCAATAATGTTGTACTGGGAGAAATTGGTGCGGTTACGATGTTATATAGAATTTTTGAAATTGCGCAGGATCACACTAGATGTAATTATGCCATTAAGGAGAGTATTTTAACATTTCTTTTTGTTGTTGCTAGTTTTTTAAATTTTTAATTACATGAACATTGCGGGGTACTCGAATATTGTGTTTATTACAAACATTATCATATCTACTGTTATAGTCATCGCTTTTCTTAGGAAATAGTCGGGCTTACCTATCAATAAAACAAACGGGTAAAATATGTACCACGCCACCCAATCTGGTAGGCTTTCAAAAATTCTGGAACCGGGTCCCATTATTTTGTAGAAATCTCTATAAAATATTACAATGTAAATTACTATTAGACTTAATATTCCTATCAGTAACGATGTATAAATAGGAAAAAATATCCCCAACATTGGACTGAATAAAAAAAACATAAATATATAAAATGTTTCTTTATCAAATATTCTATCCACTGTATTCTTTGTTTTTTTAACCATTTCTTGTACGTCACTTAGTGTTTCATCCAATTTATTTAATGGATCTGTCATTTCGTTATCGACTGGTAATTTTATATTATTCATTATAAATACTACACATTTTTTTACGCCACTTTCAATAACCGCTTTTCTTCATCTATCAATTTCACCCTACATTTTCTATCATTTCTATACCTACCTCCTGCGTGAACTACCCGCTTCGACGGCTTTTTAGTCACTTCAAGGTTTTTCAATACCAATATCATGCTATTTTCCCATTCGTCGCTACCTTTAATTATACCCGTTTTCGGTATAAATAGACTCGGCTTATTCATATACTTCGGAACAACTTGCTTCCTCCTCAGTGCTTTCTTCATACTACCCGTCACCTTTACTTTTTTACCAGTATCTTTATTCATTTCTTCTCTCACAAATGCCCGCACTTCCATGGCTTTATTTCTAAATATCTCCTGTTTATAGACAAACGGATCCAAATTATAGATTATCTTGTCTCCATTAAATAAATTACCTAGCATTTCCCACGTCGGTCCTTGAGTTGATGGTTTATATAATGGCGACGATATAGGCTCTCTGTTTATATTACATTTCTTTTCTAATTCCTGTGAGAGTTTGTGCATTTGGTCTTTTGTCTCACCCCACGGAACTAAACGATTTTTTAAATTGTGTTTTTCTAGCTGGTTTTCAAGCTTGTGTAATTCACATGCAGCGTCCAAGCAGCCAAGTGATAACATTTTTTTTAGATAATATTGTACTTCTTCGTACTTTCCGCTTTTCCACATTTCTGGGATCTCTTTTTTATAACTTTCTATCAATTCGTTTATTTGCCTTTTCCTCAATTCCTCTGTTTCTGACATCCTAGGAGAGCCAGTCGTATCGATTATTTTAAGTTCCATGTATTTAGTTTCTCTATTGTAAGTATCGCACCAATCTGGTTTTGCTTCATGTATCTTCATGCGAAATATAGGCGGTCGTCTAATATGGCATACTGAACAATATTCTACCCCTGGTTTCATCGGTATTATAGTTTCTACCGTTTTACATCTTTCTGTCTGCTCAAATCGTTCACCGTCCTGGGTTATAATATTGGATAATTTCCACACGTGTAAATGCTGCTGTGTTTTATCAAAGTATGGGGCATTACCTCCAACAGCACCATATATGCTTTTTAACTGTGGTTTTTTCGTTGATGAACTCATTATAAGTATTAACACTGTTAACACTGTTTAACATGTATTTTCAACGGCTCATTCCCGTGGTATTTTTTGAGACGCAACAAACAACCCCGACAATAACGCCTCTATTATTGTATCTTGCCGTCTTTTTTCTAGTCTCAATTCGTGTAAGCATTCACGTAATTCGTTGTTTTCCTGGCGCAACTTCTCTATGCCACTGTCCGATACAAACTTGCGAAATTCTTCGAATACAGCCAACGTACGTTTCTTTTCCTTTATCTGCTCTTCACTTAATGGTGTTTCGTTCATTTTAACCGTTTATTAGCTAATTCAGAAAATTATCCTGCGCATTCTGCCCAGCCACATGATTATCAAGCATTTTCAAGGACAGCAATTCGAGCCACTAAATCCGCATGTTTCGCCTTTTCTGCTTGTAGTTGTCTGTCTACTTCTTGAAGTGCTCCTGATGTTATCGTGAATAGCTTCATTTTATCTATTAATAAAAAATCGTCGACTTCTTGT